ATGAAAAACCCAACGTTTGGGTTATTACCTGGAAATGTTATTGTTAATAATAAGATTATATCTACAAGAATTGTCAATCCTGCAGAACAGGTTAACTATGAAAAATTTTTGAGAATTGTTACCGATAGTGATATTGATTTTCCTGAGACATATAGACAAAGATATAGTAAAGAACCAACACAAATAACAATATCAAAATTACAACTTGAATTTAATTCTGTAAGTATCAATCAGTTAAAGAGTGAAGTACAAGGACTCATAACTGGAGGTGGGGGTACTAGTACTCAATCACAACAAGACCAAGCATCACAAGAAGCTCCAAAACCTGGTGAAAGTGGTCAAAAAAAAGATATTACAATTGAATTAGAAAAATACGGAGTAAAAACAACTAGTATTGTCACCTACCAAATAGATGGAGATAATTCTTTCGATACCTATATTAAAGGTTTGAATGCGAAGGTTGATGAGAAGAAAAAAGAAATTGATGACGCGTTAAACAAAGCACTTGAAGAAAAAATACAAAGTAGTGATACGGGCCTAGGGTTTGAACCAACACTAGTTAATGTGATTGCGGTGATTATGGCAAGTGCTGAAGCTTTCATACGTTTAATGGAGGATGTACATGAATCAGCTTGGAATCAAAGAAGTAATAAATATAGACTTGAGGCTGTTTTAGGTACTGATACTGCAGCACCATCCCCAGATGCTAAAGACTCCGTCCAAGAAGGAGGTACTAATCTTATACCTGTTTATCCTTGGCCTCATTATTTTGTTGAAACAAATACTGAAAAAGGTGAACGATTTGAAATGAGATACCCTGGAGACCCTGCGGTTAGTAATAAGACAAAAGGATATATCTACGCTTATTGGCCTGAAGTAGAATTTGTTGAGGAGTACCTCAAAGGAAGGATGTTGATTGATAAACCATTAGAAATTCCAGTCCCACAAGGAGACGACTCAAAAGTAATTAATAGAGCGTCTTTTAATGCGATTGATTACCCATTAACAAATTTAGTTTTTGCAAACAAAGAAGAGGTTAAGTTTTTTTATGAAATTTACGAAAGATTTATTCTTCCCTTTTATTACCAAAGGTTTAATCGTGGTGATTTTATGAAAGCACAGGGTTATTCTTGTGTTGGTGATGCTGAATTTTTGAATTTACAACAATCTTTAGCAGGTGGGTCACCATACCTTACACAAAAACTGAAACAATACAATCTTAGTTCTACAATATATGTCCCATTTCTTGCTAATATATCAAACAATGGTATTGGGGAAAGTTGGCAAAAATTTATTAGAGGTATTTTTAATACACCTTACTTACAAAACAGAGTCTCGGATAGTTTTGTAATTGAAAGTTTTGAAAGTTTTGATAGTTCGGTAATAACAAAAGTTCCACCATCACAACAAATAATGGTGGATTATTTGGGGGCCGAGTATACATCCAATACTGATTTATTAGATGTTTTCCCACAAGCTATAAATAGTTTTTACTCTAGTAGTTTAGCTTATGGTGAAGGTCAAACTTTTGAAAGTTCGTGGAAAACTAATTCGGTTCTTAAATTATACCAGAGTAAAAATTTAGTGACTAATTTCACGCCTGACACTAAAGCTTACCAAAATAGACCATTTACAAGCTATAAATTTGTTACTGCAACAATACCAAAACAACCCGTATTAACAACATTCAATACTTTTTACGATAGTCCAGTAGACGAAAGAGAATTATACCCAACACAAGGTAAATTAGTTTATAAAGACTACCAAGGTAAGTTATCACCACAACAAAACACATCAATTTTTAACACACCTTATTTTGTTAACGCAATTTCTAAAGGGGTGAATAATTGGTTAAGTGGAGAAAAAACTCCTTTTGTTGCTGCGGCATACCTATTCCTTAATTCATTACCAATTTCAAATGTAAGTGAAAAGTATACTTCTTTTGAAAATAATTTTACTAACTACTCTGATTACATATTTGCAACTTTGAAAAAATATGGTGGGGTCCATAGATTACCATATGCTTTTATTTTAAAAATTGGTTCAGTTTGGAATAGATATAAAACATTTATTGATACCGGAGTCGATTTTCTTGACGATGTTTGGAAAGATTTTGATGCGGTTTCTAGTTTTGACCCAATAACTAATGACCCTGCGAGAAACTATGTCTTTTCAATAAACAACGTACCACAATCAATACAATTACAGACTAATAAAAGTTTAAGTGGAGTATCAACCGAGTGTATAAATGTCGGATTTTATCCAAAACTTATCAATGATATTAGTTTATTTGTTAATGGTACAACAATATTCCAAACATTTACTGATACTGAAATTAATGAAAAAATTCAAAATGGTGACATTAATGTGATACCATTAGTAGGTACTAATTTAAATAAAACAAAAACTCACGACACAACACACCCAAATACTGCTTTACAATATAGGGGGTGGGCGTGTACAGTTACCGATAAAATAAATGGAAAACAATATTTAGTACCATCATTAGGGTCTAACTTCTCTCAAGTTGATTACGATTGTTTTGGTAAAACCCCAATTGCAAGCATACCTGTAATTGGAAACCCTGCTATTTTTAATGGTTCGGTTAGAATGTTCTGGTCAAGTTCCCAATTCGGGTATTTTGATAATTCAAGTCTATCAAAACCAACTCCTCTACAATATATGAAACGTATTTACAGGGCTCAAGAAAACCAAATGGCATTTAATTTTACGGATTACTCCTCAATAGAAGATTTATTTGGTGTTTTTAGTAAACAAGATTTGGATGAAATGGAAAATCATTTCTTAAATTTTTCTAAATCACAATATGAGTTTGCAATATTAAAGAATGAAAATAATGTAATAGTTAGAGAAACAATTAATAAATTACAGAATACTCCTGATGCATCTTTACAAAATTTTCAGTTGTTGATGAAAAACTTATTTGGTTTACAACCATCATCAAGTCCTGAACCAATAACATTATTGAAAACTTTAATGTTAAAACAAGATGCCCAATTGTTACCTGAATTAAATAAATTCTTATTGTACGATAAATTATTAAAAATTGGTAACCCCGGACAATTTGATAAAAAATTGTTCTATAGTTTGGCTCAAACAACTGAATTTTACATAGAAGAACCATACACATTTAATCTGTATACACCAGGTTCATTACCTAGTAGTTTAGGGTCACCATCCTTACAACAATCACAGGAACAGAACCCGAATGCTTGGAAAGCCTTACAAACATACGTCGGGTTCTCAACAATCCCTAATATGGATTATACCAATAGTGGGTCATTTATTACTGATTTCTTTATCGATTTAAATATTGAATTTTCTGAAGATAATGTAATATTGTTGGCACCACTTATTAAAATTTACGCAACTCAAAAATATAATAAAGTTGCCCCACCGACACCAGCACTACAAACCGCACCAATAGTACCACCGACCATAACTGATATTACTCAAAATACTCCTTCAAACATAGTTGCAAAATCAACTTTAAAAGATGGTTCTGAAATTACAATTACAAAATCAGGTTCGAGAAGAAAGGCACAAATGAGAAATGCTTTAGGTATATTAGAGTATGATGGACAATTTGTGTCTTCTGAAATAACAATTAAACAATTAGTTGATGAATCAATCATATCGGTTTATGGTAATACAAGTAATGACCCTGAAAATCCACAATATGTTGTTGATACCAATCAATACAATCAAACTAACACTCCACAAACTTTATCACAACAACAAACCCCACCTAGTGTGTCAGGGATTGGTCCTGAGTTCTTGAATAATATTAGAAGTTATTTAAGAACCACTAAATTAAATATGGATATTAGTTTAGATTATTTCTTTAATAAAGTACGAAACCAACTTCCAAATGTTTCCGAGGTTAATGAGGATACAAATAAAGTAGGTTATGAAGGTGAACAAATGAAATTAGAACTATATGATGGTTTTAAAGGAGTTAACGACACTTGGATAGCAGGAAGTGATTTTAGTGAGACTACATTATTTGAAGACTTTTTATTTTTAGACAGAGCTAATAGAAATATTGGTGACAAAATTATTATAAATCCATTCAAGTTAAAGAATAGATTTGATAGTATTAATATGTCCGGTAGTGTTTACACATTTGTAGCAAGTATTTTAGCTGAACATCATTTATACCACATGATAGTTCCAGGTTATATTAATTTTTACAATGCTGAGGAAATTGCTGACCAAACAACACCTAAAGTTGATGGGACGTTGGAGTTTGGTAATAATTTATTTGGAACCTTTCTATCGGTAGATACGAGAAAGACACGTACTAAATTTTTATGTTATTATCAGGATGGACAAAGTAAGTACTTGGATATGGGTAATAATAAAGACTATAAGTACAATTCAGATAGTTTTGAATTACGTCGTTCTTCGGATAATCCACTATTAGAAACTTTAAATGGAAAAGTGGATTATGCTAGGTCAAATAGAGTTGTTGGGTTTAATGTTGATATTGGAATAAGAAATCAGAATATTTTCACTAAATTTGATATATCACAAAATGCTGCAAAATTAACGTTGGAAGCAGCACAACATTTAGATAATGTTGTTAGCCAAGCGTCAGGTAAGAAGTATACGACACAAAATACTTCTTTATGGAATTTCTATAAGTCTAGGAACTACGAATGTTCGGTAGAATGTATCGGTAATGCAGTAATTCAACCACTTATGTATTTTAATCTTAGACACGTACCGATGTTTAATGGGACTTATATGATTATGAGTGTCAAACACACAATAACCCCAGGTAATTTTACTACTAGGTTTACTGGGTCAAGACAATCTATGTTTGTCTTCCCTAAGATTGATTCATATATACAAGGAGCAGTTAGAGAAATTTTAGACGAAGTTTTGGAATTGAGAAAACAAGAATCAACAGAAAATGGTGGCTCAATTAATACCGTCACTACGACAACAACAATAAATGCTCAGTCCTCTAGTGTCGCACCAATAACCTCCCAACCAATTGGAGAAACGGCACCACAAAATTCTTGTAAACCAACTAATCAAAAATATCAATTATTTGAACCAACAAATGCGGTACAAGGGGCGGCACTTTCAATTACATCGGTTAAAACTGCAATTGAAGGTACAGGTTCGGCTAACAGAGCTGCCAAATGGATGATGTTCTTGACCGCTTACCTAACATCATACAAGAATTCTGAGTTTTTATATTTCAATAACAATATTGGAAATGCAGATTTATTAGGTGATTGGGGTCCTTTGATTACATCATTACAAAAAACATATTTCTGTCAAAAAGGTTCTGATGGTAAATCTTACCCATATGCTGTCTTTGCCTCAATACCAACAGCATTTCAAATGATGAACTCTAAGTACAAAAATATAGTTTTAACACTTAATTTAACAAATGCGAATGAGATAGATGAAACATCAATCGATAAATCTTTGGAGATATACTACGTTTATTGGAGTCAATTGGATAGAATGACTCCTCAGAGTTTTTCAGAGTTCAAAACTAAAAATGTTGATTACTATAATAATGTAAAAGAAATAGTTAAAAAAGCCTATTTGGAGGCAAAAGCGATAGGTTTAATTTAATTTTATAATAATCTGTATATTTATATAAAAAAAAGAGTATGAGTTTGCAATTAATTTTAGATAATTATCTTGGTAAAAGAACAAGATATTCAGAAAAAGACACTGGAAACGGGTTTAAAGAAGTGTGTGATTTAGATAGTGGAGATTGTTACACAGTAAGAATGAAAGATGGTCTCATTGAAAGAGTTGACAACACTATGAATGTTAACAAAAAAGTTAATGTAGAAACTCCGAATGGAATTAAAAGATTATTAAATGGTTAATAAAATGGCAATCGATAAAAAAATTATCTCTGAAATTAAAAGATATAGAAGTATTAATCAATACTTAAATGAGCAAGATGCGGCAGCATTACCTCCAGCTCCTGGTGATGAAGCAACAATTCCACCTCCCGCTGAACCTACAATTGGGGCTGAACCAGCGGCCACTACCGATGCTACTACAGCACTACCAGCAGAACCACAAGTGGTTGATGTTAATACGGATACTGAAGTTGAAAAAGTGGATGATAGTGGAGAATCTATGGAGTCTAAACCAGAAGGTGATGGTACTGAAGAATTAGAGATTACTGATTTGGTAAATGCTCAAAAAGAAACTCAGACAAAACAGGATGATTATTTTGGACAATTATTCGGTCAATTGGAGAATTTAACTTCTAAATTGTCAGAAATGGACAAGATTGTTGATAAAATTAATCAGTTGGAAACAAAGATTGAAAAATATCGTACAAAAACACCTGAAGAAAAGTTGGAATTAAGAAGTTTGGATTCATATCCGTTTAATCAAAAACTTACTGATTTCTTTGATGAGAAGGAAGAGGACTTGGAAAAGTCAGGTAAAAATGAGTACGTTTTAACATCTAATGAGGTTGAAGATTTTTCACCCACGGAGATTAAAAAAACGTTCACACCACCAACTAGTGACGAGGACTTTTACAAAATCTAATTTGACTTTTTGGAATTTTAGATTATATTTGTTTTAATAATTAACTTTTTAAAACTTATAATTTATGTCATCAGTCTTAGATTCAGTTCTGGCACAGTACGAAAAATCAAAACAGTCAGGCGGTGCGTCAAACAAAATGACGCAGGAAGAGCGAATGAAAAAGTATTTCGCAGCAATCCTTCCAGCTAATCAATCTTCAGCTCAGAAGAGAATTAGAATTTTACCTACAAAAGATGGTAGTTCACCCTTTGTTGAGGGATGGTTCCATGAAATTCAGGTAGGTGGTCAATGGAATAAATTCTATGACCCAGGTAAAAACGACAACGAGGCGTCACCTCTAACAGATGTACACGACGCACTTATTAGTACAGGTAAGGATTCCGACAAGGAACTTGCTAAACAATATAAGGCACGTAAATTCTACATCGTTAAAGTAATTGACCGTGATAACGAGGCGGACGGACCAAAGTTCTGGCGTTTCAAACACAACTATAAGAACGAAGGAGTTCTTGACAAAATCATCCCAATTTGGAAAGCAAAAGGTGATATCACTGACCCTGAAAAAGGACGTGACCTTATCATTGAATTAGCTAAAGCTAAAACTCCAAAAGGTAAGGAATATACAATCATCCAAACAGTTATGTATGATGATGCTACCCCAATTCACACTGACGAGGTAACAGGTAAATCTTGGGTTAATGATGAATTGACTTGGAGAGATGTTTACTCTAAAAAACCAACTGAATACCTTGAAGCGATTGCTCGTGGTGAAACCCCAAGATGGGATTCGGACAAAGGTGGATATGTTTATGGTAATAGTGAATCTGCAGAAATGAGTATGGGTGGAGGTTCTAGTTCATATTCAGACCCACAAGAAGGTGCTGAACCTGATGGTGACTTACCATTCTAATTCATTGAACTTGGACATCTACTTAGACAAGGTGTCCAAGTTCTTTAGTTTAACTTTTAAATAATTAAAATTATGATTTTAAATAATACAATTACAATACCATCAATAAATTGTACTACAGATTATTCTACTTTTAAGTTTCATCCTTTAAATCGACCAGTAAATGAAACTCACGTGAAATCGTTGATTGAGTCTATGAAACAAGATTATTTATTTACATTGATAACTGTGAATGAAAAAAACGAAATTTGTGACGGACAACATAGGTATTATGCAATAAGAGAACTTAATTTACCATTATTCTATGTTGTAATTAATGGATATGGTGAGGAAGAAATGAAAAGACTTAACACAAATAATACAAATTGGACAAACGACGATTATTTGAGATGTTTTATAAAACAAGAGAATCCACATTATGTTAAATACAAAGAATTTAAACAAAAATATAGTTTGAATCACTCAGACTCTCAGAAAATTTTGAAATGGAAACACCAAAGGTCATATACTAATGATTTTAAAAATGGAAAATTTAAAATTGAAAGTTATGAAAGAGCATGTGATTTTATGGAAAAGTTGTTAATGATTAGACCATTTTATGCTGGTTATAAAAGAACTATGTTTATTAATGCGATGATGACATTAATGGGTAATAAGGAGTTCAAATTTGATGAGTTTATTGTTAAGTTACAACAACAACCAACATCCCTTGTAAATTGTATAAAATCAGATACATATATTGAGTTGGTTGAAAAAATTTATAATTACAAAAGAAAGGATAGAGTCAATTTAAGATTTCCTTAAAAAGTTTAAAAGGATGGGCACTTTGTCTATACAAGTGTCCCTCCTTTATTATTTTAACACTAACAATTAAAACGCATATACATTTATGGCAATAAAGAAAAAAGAATTCTCATTAGATGCAATCAAAAACAAGTATTCTACAAAAACTAAATACAAAGAGACGGAGTTTTATGAAGTGGATGAAGCGTTCCACAGTGCTTGTGGTTTACCTGGTCCTGCTTTGGGTAACATCAATATGTTCCTCGGTCATTCGAACTCTTCGAAAACCACAGCTCTTGTTAAAGCTGCTGTATCGGCACAGAAGAAGGGGCATTTACCCGTTTTCATTATTACTGAAAAAAAATGGTCGTGGGAACACGCCATAGAATTGGGGTTACAAGCTCAAATGGTAGATGGGGAGTGGGATGGTCAATTTTTATTTAACGATAATTTTGACTACATTGAGCAAGTTACCGATTACATCAATGAATTATTAGATGAACAAGAAAAAGGTAATATTCCTTATTCATTGTGTTTCCTTTGGGATTCTGTAGGTTCTATTCCTTGTAAAATGACATTTGACGGTAAAGGTGGAAAACAACATAACGCATCCGTATTAGCGGACAAAATCGGTATGGGTATCCAAGCCCGTATTACTAAATCACGTAAAGAAGATTATCCTTATACTAATACTATGGTTGTTGTTAATCAACCTTGGGTTGAATTACCGGATAATCCATTTGGACAACCAACAATTAAAGCTAAAGGTGGGGAGGCAATGAGGTTAGCATCAGCACTTGTATTCTTATTCGGTAATCAGAAAAATGCTGGTATTAATCACATTACGGCAACTAAAAATGGTAGAACAGTATCTTACGCTATCCGAACTAAAATATCAGTTTTAAAGAACCACATCAATGGACTAGGATATAAAGACGGTAAGATTATTGCAACACCACAAGGATATATTGCTGACGATAAAGACGCTCTTGAAAAATACAAAAAAGAGTATTCCCAATATTGGAACGCAATTCTTTCAGGAACTGGAGAAATTATCTTAGATGAGACAGAAGAAATTTTCCAAAACGACGACTCAGAAAATTTTTGATAATAAAGATAAAGATTTTTAAATTAAATGAATAATAAATTAAAAGTAATATCATTATTTTCAGGTTATGGCACTCAAGAATTGGCCCTTAAATACATTGGGGTTAATTTTGAGACTATAGCAAATTGTGATATTTTAAATACTGCAAATATTGCTTATGACTCAATACACACTACGACTATTGGTAATTTAGGCGATGTTACTAAGGTTGATGAAAACACGTTCCCACAATGTGATTTTTTAACCTATTCATTTCCCTGTCAAGATATCTCAATTTCAGGAATACAAAAAGGAATTCAAAAAGGTACTAGAAGTGGATTATTATATGAAGTTGAAAGAATTCTAAGTAAAAACCAACCAAAGTTCCTTTTGATGGAGAATGTAAAAAATTTAATTTCTAAAAACCACATTAAAAATTTTGAAGACCATATAACTTATCTAAATTCAATAGGGTATGGATGTTCTTGGTTGATGTTAAATGGTGCTGATTATGGGTGTCCACAGAACAGAGAAAGAGTTTTTATGATGTCAGTTTTTGGTGAAACTAATGAAGAAGTTGAAATCAAAATGAGAAGAGTTTTAGAAAACAAAAAAACTCATATACCTATGAAGGATTTTGTGGAGACTGAAAACGTCGATGAATCCCTATTCATTGATTGTGAATATGAGATTAATGAACCAAAAAAACAATCTACTTGTAGGTTAATCGCTAGACGAAATGATGTAAAATATGACCAAGCTAGACGTATCTACTCTATTGATGGTTGTTCACCTTGTTTAACTACCAGTGGTTCACCACAAATTATGACTAGAGATGGTAGAGTAAGAAATATTACAGCACGTGAAGGTTACCGATTTATGGGTGTAAGGGAAGAGGATATTGAAAAATTATTATCAACAAGTATTAGTACTAAAAATCACGTAGCACTTGCAGGTAATTCAATATGTGTTCCGGTTATGGAAGAAATCTTCAAACAATTCTTTCAAGAGTATATGGTTACAAACAACTAAAAAACTTAAAAGTGAAAAAAACTTTATTAATAGATGGTAACAACCTCTTCAAAATCGGATTTCATGGTGTTAAAGACTACTTCAATAATGGTGAACACATTGGTGCAGTATATCACTTTTTAAACACTATCAGGAGGTTTGTAGATGAACAAAATTTTGATAAAGTAATTGTATTTTGGGATGGAGAAGACTCTAGGGGACTTAGAGAAACTATCTATCCCAAATATAAACAAAATCGTAAATTTGAAATGGAGGATGGGATTCATGAATCCTATTTAAAACAACGTAATCGTATTAAACAATATCTTGAAGAAATTTACGTAAGACAAATTGAAATTCCTGGTAGAGAAGCTGACGATTTAATTGCTTATTATTGTCAAATTTCTGAAAATGAAAACAAACTGATATTTTCGGCAGATAGAGACCTAACTCAATTGATTTCTGAGAAAGTATCACAATATCTCCCAAATCTTAAAGTCACCTACAAAAATGGTGATAAAATTAAATTTGATGATTTTGAGTTTCCACACTATAATGTGTTAACTTTGAAGATATTAATTGGTGATAAATCAGATAATATTGAAGGGATATACCTTTTGGGTGAAAAAACTCTAGTAAAATTTTTTCCTGAGATACTTGATAAACCAGTTTCTTTTGACGATATTTTGAAAAAGGGTGAGGAACTCTTAAAAGAACAAAAAGATAGTCAAACTTTAAAAAATTTACTAACAGGTAAAACAAAGTCAGGAATATACGAACAAGAATACTTTGAAATTAATCGACAAATTGTGGATTTATCAGAACCACTATTAAATGATGAAGACAAAGAACAAGTCAAAAGTTTATATGAAGAAAGATTGGATATTGAGGGTCGGAGTTATAAAAACTTAATCAAATTTATGGTCGAAGATGGACTATTCAAGTATCTCCCAAAAGGAGATAACGGATGGACATATTTTATCCAACCTTTTATGAAACTAACGAGAAAAGAAAAAAACAAACCAAAAAATAGATAAAAAATGAATCAAAATGAAATGACAAAAATGGAGTTTTTGTTAACTCTAAACGACAACATCGTTGTACAAAGATTTTACAACGTAAGAGGGTATAATCCTAAAGCTAAAAATTCTATGGAGCTTTATTATGAACTTTTGGACTTTTCAGAGTTATTACAAAGACATTTAAAAATGCGGTCTATCGACTATCTTCTAGAGAACGACTACCAAATTATGGAAGACCCACAAATGTTGGAAACGTCTTACACAGATGGTCCAGAAAACTTTAATATGTTTATTAAAATTGACGGAGAATTGGTATGTCATCGTCAGTTCGACGCTAAACCATACCCACCAAAAGTTAGATACACTGTTGACGTACGTATCTTCTTAAAAGAATTGTTACGTAATTTGACCGACGTTTTCTCAACTAAAAATTTAACTTTAGATTATATGGGTGTTCGCTTGGCTCGTTAATATTTATCAAAAAACCAACAGACACTTATGAGTACAGACAAAAATTTCGAGTATTTAGGACAAACATTTCAGTTACAATTACTGAATCAAATCATCACAGATAAAGACTTTGCACATTCAATTGTGGAGGTTGTTGAAAATAGTTATTTTGAAAATAAATACTACAAGATTATCATTCAGATGATTAAAGAGTATTATTCAAAATACGAGGCTAGTCCTAATTTTGAAACTCTGTCTCAAATTGCAAAAAGTGAAATTTCACAAGAATTGGCAAGAAAAATAGTACTTGACACTATTGGGGAAATTAAAATTGCCCCTGACGAAGGTAAAACATTTGT